TCGGCAAAGACTTATAATTTAAAAATTTAACCAAACTATTTGTTGGAAAATTCTTTATCTCATCTATTATGATAGCCTCACTAATTCTGTTTGCACCAATAAGAAATAAATATGTTTTCCCTTGTTCAATTTTAGTTTCTTCTTCATCAAATACTCCAAGCATTCCTGTAGCATCCATTATTTCTACTCTTGACCATCCTTTTCCACGTTTAATATTTTTTACAACACCCATAATAATATGAACGTCTGTTTCTTCAAAGTCTTCTATATCATCTATGTAAGCATAATAATGAGGTGGAACACTTGTAGTAAATTCTGGTAAGTTTAAATACTCATATAGATTTTCTTTTACTACGCTCTCTTGTCTTTTATTATCTGGAAATGTTAATGCCCCTATTGCATTTAATGCCTGTACTGCTCTAATATTAATTCCGCTACCTTTTTTAGAAGCAAGGGCTGTAAATTCTTGATAAGAACTGTATGGCCTATGTCCAATTATTTTAGATGCAACACCATCAGATATCCATTTAATAGATGAAAGGCCTACACGTATTCCCTTTCCTTCAATAGAAAAATCTGACTCAGATTCATTAACATGTGGAAGTTTTACAGAAATTCCCATACGTTTTGCTTCAATTAAATATTCAGTTCTCGCATCTTTATCTTGTTCATTCTTTAATAAACAATACATAAATTCAATTGGATAATAATATTTTAACCAAGCAGTCCAATATGAAAGCATAGAATATGCAACCGCATGTGATTTATTAAATGAATATCCAGCATGTGCTTCGAAGTCGTGCCATAGGGCCTCTGCTTTAAATGGAGTTACATGCTTTGATGCACCTACCACAAATTGATCTTTATAGGCATCAAATTCTTTTGCATCTTTCTTTTTACCAATAATTTTACGAACTTTATCTGCATCTGCCATAGTCATGCCACCTAAGTGAACACATGCCTGCATAACCTGTTCTTGATATAAAACACACCCATAAGTATCTTTTGTATATTCTTGCATAATTGGATGAATGTATTCCGTTATTGTTTTATTATGTTTTCTTGAAAGATATGTTTTTCCAATTGTATTCATAGCACCTGGTCTAACTAAAGCATTTGAAGCAGCCAATTCATCTAAATTAGACACACCCATTTTAACTAACAGATTTGTGTATGGAGTTGCTTCACATTGAAAAACTCCTTTTGTCTTTCCATCAGAAAGCATTTCATAAACTTTTTTATCATTAAGATCTATATCTTTTAATACAATATTTATCTTATGTCTTTTTTTAATTGTCTTAATTGTTTCATCAATTACAGTTAATGTTTTTAATCCAAGTACGTCTAGTTTGATAAGTCCAATATCTGCTGCCTCATTCATATCTACTGCAACTACTGGTATTCTATCTTTTGTTCCTGGAGCAATTCTAGTTTCCATTGGTGCATATTTAAAGATTGAGTCTTTTGCAGTAACAACTCCAGCAGCATGTATTCCTGTTCCACGAATACGACCACGTAACTGTTCTCCATACTTAACTACTTCTGGATACTTTAGTCTAAACCATTGTGCTGACTTACTAGATGAAAAGTCATCCCAATCATCAACTGTTTTTAAAACTTTATTAACATCAGATAGTGGAATGTTAAATGCTCTAGAAACATCTCTAACGATTCCCTTTCCTTTAAATTCTAAGAATGTGGCAATAGATGCAACATTTTTATACTCATCCTCAAGATATCCCTTTAATTCGTCACGTCTATTGTCTGCAATATCAGAGTCAATATCTGGAAAGTCATTGCGTTCTGGGTTAACAAATCTAAAAAACAACAGTCCGTATTCAATTGGATCAACATCTGTAATTCCAAGTGCGTAGCATACCAATGATCCTGCTGCAGACCCACGTCCTGGACCAACCAAGATTCCCTGTTCTTTAGCCCAATTAAGCATATTGCTTACAATCAAAAAGTATGGTGCAAAGTTTTTATCTTTAATAATCTCTAGTTCTTCTAATACTCTATTAACATATTCAGGCAAATGGTTTAGTTCTTTATCTGTTAATCCCTTAACAACTAATTCTTCTAATGTTTTTTGAGGATCACTAACTTTTGCGGGTAGTAAGTCTAATCCAGATTTAATATCATATTCTTCTACCTTGTCTGCTATCTCTAATGAGTTAGTATAAATATCTTCTCTCTTTATACCCTGCATATTCATTTGTTGTTTCATCTCTTCGTATGAAAGAAGATGAATATCAAATGTTCTAAAAGACATTGATCTATCTGCACCATATAAGTAGTCAAGACGCTTCATCATATCATCTATCTTTTGAGACTTTTCAAACTTGGCTTCCTTGTCAAGTTTTGCATGTGTGTTTAAAAGAAGCATAATTTCTTGAACAACTTTTTGATCTATTGTAGAATGATGACAGTCTGGAGTTACTACTGACTTAATTTCCATGCTATCTGCAATTTCAAGCAATTCATTGTTTAATTCCTTAGAGTTGTGTGGCATAACTTCAACATAAAAATCATCACCAAATGTATTTTTAAACCAAGTTAAAAGTCTTTTTGCTTCTGCATATTCTTTATGCTCTAAGGCTTTGGCAATAAGGCCAGACATACAGGCTGATAAAACAATCAAGCCATCTTTGTATTTTTCCAATACTTCAAAATCTATTCTAGGTTTTTTATAAAATCCTTCTGTCCAACCTATTTCATTTAATCTATTTAAATTTTCCAATCCTTGTTGGTTTTTAGCAAGAATAACAATATGATTATAAACTAAGTCTAGAGGATTATCTCCTCTTTCTGCTTTATCTCTTCTATCAAATCTATCATGAGTAATATATCCTTCTATACCAAGAATTGGCTTTATACCCTCGGCTTTTGCTGCACGATACATTGGACGATGTCCAGATAGTGCACCATGATCTGTAATGGCTATGGCTGTCATACCGTTTTGTTTTGCACGTTTGCAATACTCTTCTGGAGTTGCAACACCATCCATTAGTGAATAGTGTGTATGAACGTGTAATGGAACGTAATTCAAGCCATAGCCTTTCAGATTATTTTCTATTTACCACTCTGCGGCTGCAGAAGTAGTTGGATTGCTAAATCCAAGATAAAAAGATTCTTGTTCAGCATATGGAAGTTCACGAACAACTTTGTCTAAATTAAATGCTTCATGCGTTCCCCAATTAAATGGTTCTGCATCTTGTTTTCCAGGAAGAAGAATATAATTTGTCTCTGTTCCTTTTCCGTTTCGCTTTAATTTCCAAACCATATTACTAATACTGTTTGAGTCTGCAGCAAATTCACGGATTGTACTAAATGTTGCACTCTTGCTTACACCCATGCTCCATACTGCTACTTTTGGATCTTCTGTTCCATTGTCAATCAAAACATTGCAATAAAAACGAAGACGTGCTCTCCAGCCACTCTTTGGTTCTTTACGAAACATTTCGCAACCAAAACATCTACCTTGTCCGTCAGCAGTACATGCTGCTTTACGTTTATAATCTTCTGGGTTCGTATGTTCACTAATTACAATTGCAAGACCACGCTTTTCATCATAATTTGGTGAGTCTGCATCTAATTCACTTACAAAGCGGATTTGTGCACTTTCTCCATCATCTAGTTTTAACCAGTTAACTTTTGCACCGCTATTTTCTATCTTTGCTTTATCAAGAACTGCTTCAATATTCTTGATTCCTTTTATAATTGACATTCTGTTTTCTCCTTAATATTTGTCCTATAAATGGACTTACCTTATTGTAGCATTGACAAGACTATATTGTCAAATCTTGCCACAAATTCTTTTAATTCTTTATCGGATAATTCAGACACATCTTTTACATCATTTGGTAACTTAGCAACTACGCATTTCCCTGATCCAAGATCTGTTAGTAGTTTATTTGACATATTTGTTCCAGCCTCGTCATTATCCCCTAATGCAATTACTTGATTAAAATATTGTTTTAAAAGTTTTCTTTGTTCTTTTGATATTGTTGCACCCAAGGTAGCAACTGCGTGAGCACCCACCTGTTCTAATCTAATTGCATCAAATGATGATTCAACAACAAAAACTTTATCTACTCTTTTATTCCTAGAAAGATTAAACAAGGTTTTACTTTTAGGAAGATCTGTTGAATTTTTAAATCTTTTACCTTCTATAGACCTTCCAACAAACCCAAGGCAAATTCCATCTGGAGAATGTACTGGTATTGTTACCATATCTTGACTAGTAGAATATCCTAACTTATATCTTTCTACACTATCTTTTGTTATACCCCTTGATTTAAAATACTCTATAGCCTTTTGATTTTTAAAAACATCATTATGTAATTTTTCAATCATGTCTAAATCATATTGAACAAAGGTTGTTACTTTTTCAAGAGTGCTATTTATTTGATCAATTAAATTTCTTTTATCTGCTTTAGAATCTATCAATCTCATAGATTCAAAGTAAGATCTTTTAGTTATTTGCATAATTACTTCCGTAAGATCTTTTGATTCTTGACAAGAGAAACACCAAAACATACCCGTATCTTTTGAAACTTCTCCTGCAGGTGATCTATAGTTATTATGAAATGGACAATATATCATTAAATCATTATCTAGTTCATATTGAATATCTATACCAGCACTTATGAGGGTTCGTTTGACTTGATTTTCTGAGTAGTATGTGACATTACTGGCTTTGCTTTGTCTATTCCCTTTATACATTTAGCCTGTGCCTTTCCAACATAAACTCCATAAACTGATAATTTAAAATCAAACGTCTTACCATTATATCCAACAGTAAAGTCGTTGTCAATATCATATCTTGGAACGTAACCATGATTTCTCATGACCGAAGTCACCATAAATACGTATTGATTTTTTAGTCTTGGGATATGCGATTCGTCATATATTTCGCCTTCAAGACCAAACCTTTTAATAGGTCTGTGGCTGTACATATATTAATTATAGTCATATATTATTGTTTATCTTCAAAATCTTTATATAAAAATCTTCCAGAATCAAAGTCTACATCTATCATAAAGTCTCCAGAAAAACCATGCCTATTCTTTCTAAACGCACACTCTAAGATAGTTGTGCCTTGAGCACGTCCAAGTGCTAGTACCCAGTCTGCATCATACGCTAACTGCTTTGACCAAGCAACCTGTCCAAGTGAGGGTACGCTATTCATATCGGTAGCGTCATCTGGTGTTGCAGAAGCAATAGCAACAATTGGAACTTGTGCAGATATGGCCAGTACTTTTAATTCTCTTGAGATACTTTTAATTTTTACTACTTCATTGTCTGTTGGAACATTTGATTGCATTAATTGAATATAGTCTACGAATACAATGTCTGGTGAATATTGATCTATCTTTCCTCTTAATACAGAAGTAGATAATTCTCCTACCCCGTCATTTGAGACAATATAAAAAGGTGGCATGTTTTCTACATGTTGACTTGCCCAAAGTTTTAAAGAGTCTGAATCAATCTCTCCAGAACTTAACTTTCTATGTGAAAAAAACCCTTGACCCATAATTGTATATACACGATTTCTAACTTCTGTTTCTGTCATTTCAAGAGATATGACTAGTGGCTTTCTTCCATTTTTCCATGCTTGAACAGCCATAAAAAGTGCAAGCCAAGACTTACCAATAGCAGGATAAGCAAGAAGAATGCCAAACTGGCCAGGAGTAATGCCTGACGGAAGATAGTTATCAAAACCTGCAAGACCTGTTTTAATACCATAGTTACCTTTTTCATTTAACTCCTTTATATGTTTAAAATGTGCAATAGCATCTTCTATATCAGTAGCATCAATGTCTCTAATGTTAACAGTAATCTTTTTTAATTCAGAAGTTTTTCCAATTAAATTGTTTAAAGCATCATTTGGTTTATTATCTTGAAGTTGTTTGGCTGTAGATATTAGAACACTGCTAAGACTATCTTGTAAAAAAGAAGTTCTTAATTCTTCAAGATGATATTTGGTATTTCCTATTTCTCCAACTGGACTAAAGTCTCTAAATTTTTCTACTACCAAAGGTATTGATGGGACTGTTGAATTTTGTTCACTATACTGTTTAATAAAATCCCAAACATCTTTATGGGTTCTAAATAAACTATCTGGATTCGCTTGTAATAATACGTGCAGTTGTTTATCTTTAAGTACCGCTGAAAGTACCTTTGCTTCTAATTCTGCAGACATTAATTTTCCAACCATTCTTTTGCTTGCTTTCTAAGTAATTCTCTTATTCTATCATCTTCTTTTTTTAATTGCATAGCCTTATAAAAAGATTCTGAATTTCTTACAAAGTGATCCCAATTTGGAGATCTATAAACTTTGAAGTAATATTCTACAAGTTCTTTACATTCCTCTACACCGTATGACTCATATAATTCTTTAACAAAAAACTTTGCTTTGTTCTTGTTATACTTTTCATATATGCTTTTTTCTTTTTGTTTTTTTGTAAACAACCTAAATATTTCATCTACATCCCATATAGGCTTTTCTGAAAAAATATTTTTTAATTCTTTTTTAGGTGCTGTCACTACTCTAGTTCTTTCTTTGCCTCATCTACTTTTGCAATAACTTGTTCTTCAACAAATTTATAAACACGTTGCATTGCAGTGTCCATAGTTTCACCTTCACGAAGAAAGTCTGTGCACCCAAGATCTACTCTTAGACTTTGAAAATTTCCTAGATTTAATGTATAGCCAAGCGTTGCTGATACTGTTGTCTTGTCAGACATATTTCACCACGTTTCTTCTGCCCAGACAGGGATGAATTCCCCATCTTTGTTTTGCGTATATAACATTATATCCTTTCCTATCAAAGAACGCAACTCTTTTTCATTAGGAACATCTTTTCTTGGATTTATCCTTCCATCAGCCCTTGGCCTTCCTGAGTGAATTGTAGCCATGCCTTCTCTAATTTTAAATAGATCGTCTTCTGAATAGTAAGACATCTTCTGCCATTGTCTTTGCCCACCAATAGTTGCCCCAGTTGGAAGAGGTATTATTCCAGCCTTAATCATTCTTTCAAATTGCATTCTAGATCTTCTAAATATCTTAGTAGTATTTGTAAAAGTGTATGCATTTTTTCTATGCTTCTTAAAATCAGACAAAATCATACTCTGTTCTTTATCTTTAATATAGTTATAAAATATGCAAATATTATTTGCCCTATTACTTTGTATAACCCTTACCAATTCATTATTTATAAAAAAAATAACGTTACTTGGATTTACAGAGGGCTGCCAGTTTTTTTTGCTCTTGTCTTCTCTACTGACATTATCCATCTTATTCTCTCATTAAACTTGTCAACGCCATGATACATTTCTCTCTTTCCACACCTTAAACAATATAACTCTAAGTGATCATAAGATAAAAAAACTCTATCAACAAACATTTTAGCAGAACATTTACCGCATGTCAATGCTTCTTTTATATTCATGATTAGAAATTATACCAAACTCTATGATATTCCGATTGCAATAAGATTTATTTGCATCGTTACTGAACCAGTTGATCCAGATGGAAACTTAATGATACCGTCTACTCTATCTTTTGTTACTGATGTTAAAACTGCAGTAGCAGCATTTCCTCCAGAAACTGTACTAGTGGAGTTTGTAAGTCCCACAACTGCTATTGGGGTTGAGGTATAGTTTGGATAGGTAAAGAAAAACTTTTCTTCTGGCGAAGTTGTTATGTTATTAATAGTGATAGATTTTGTCTCTGCATAAAATTTTAAAGAACTACTATTTGCCGCTACCCCATTTACTCTTGATTGGGTAGATGTTATTTGTGAATTTTGTAAATCACTGACAGCCTCAACTAAAGATGAAATCAAAGTAACATCTAAAGGTTGACCACGGGTTGGTGAAATTATAGTTGCCATATCATCTCCATTATATCACTATAGGCTAATTGTTGGGGTTTCAAATATTTTAAATAGATTACTTTCTTCTGGAGGGGAAGGGTATGAAGGAAGTTGAACCTTAAAAATAACAGTAGACGCTATAAATGGAGCAATAACCCTTATTGAATTCCCCGTAGATTTTCCAAAATATTCAAATCCATCAGAGTAGTCCCATCTTACAAAAATATCATGAGTATTTTGATCTACTGAGGAATGAGGGTCTTCCCATGATAGGTCTACCATTTTTCTTCCTGATGTACTGGTTGATACATTGTATGAGTACTGGGCACTTGCACCTACTTGAATTACTTGTCCTGTGCTATCTAGTAAAAATACTGGAGACCATTCTGAAATTTCATTATAATCTTTTGTTGTAATTCTAAATCTTACTTTATGCTTTCCATCATTACCTGGATATGGTAGTTTTTCTAAAGGAACTATAACTTTTGCCATTAAGAAACTCCAATACCAAATCTATATTCAATGTAGTTGTTTGTATTTTCTGACTTAAGAATAGGAAGTCCATCATCTGTAGATATAATATTGTATCCAACAAGTGCGTAAAGTGGATTTATTGCACTAACATTATCTATTCTCAAACCATCAAATAAAATAAAATAATCATCTGTAGGAGATCCACTAACTAATGTTGAAGCATATATTCTTATTAAATTAATGTTTGCCCATGAAAAATTTTCATCTGTACTAAACTCAGATATTTTTTTAGTAACTATCCTATACCTATTTCCAGATATATCTGCTCCTGGTATATCTATCCTTGCTGTAGCACTTGGAGGTGTGACTGCAGAATTACTTACGTTATTAATAAGTTTTAAAACTATCCTTGTATTAGTTGGAGGAGATCCATTACTTGCTATTCTACTTACAATACTAAATGCTAATTTTATTTCATCGGTTGGAAGATTTTGGCTTAAATCTATAGACACAGAAGAATTTTCTAAATACTTAGATCCAGGGTTTGCAAAAAAACTACTTGTTAAAAATGAAGAACTACCAGAGACTAGCAATGCTCTATTTAAATATCTTGGTGGCTCTTGTCTATTTTGTCTACTTTCATTATTAAACATTGTAGAATCTGAGTTTATAAATAAAAATTCTTCAGTACTACTATTTATGCTTGCTGTAGTGTTACCTTGATCAATAGGCAAGTTAGGATAGGGAACAGTTGAAGCACTAGTACCATCTACATATGTCCATGGCTCTGCTGAAGAAAAGGTTAAAAGTAATTTACTATCATATCTTCCAGCAACAGCATTGTTAGATCCTGGGAATAAACCTACTTCAGATATCTTATATCTTTGATCATTAGGCATTTCTGCTTTAAATACTAATTTTTCTACCCCGTCTTCTTTTATAAAACCTTTAGAAAGAATGGGAACACGAAATACTTCAAAGTCTAAAGACTGTTTGGTTGGTGAAATTGATGCTGATGCCCCAGTTAAAAGTGGTTCTGGGCCAATACCTGCTGCTATATGTGATGCAAATGTTGGTGCTTGACCAAGCATAAATTTGGCTATAATCTGTTTGCCATCATCAGTAATCATTAGTCCCTCACTTCTACAATTGTACCATTTGTGTCTATTTCTATCTCAATCAATTCATCAGAGGTTATGTTATCTAGTTCTATAATAAGGTTTCCATCTACATCTATATAGATATAACTATCTAGACCTCTATCTGCCAAGTATCTATCCCCAGGTATTTTTGTGTTTAATTTTATAGAAAATGCATTTAATAATGAGGTGTCTGATTTTTGAGAAGATATTATGTCTGATGGGTCAAATTCTTTTTTAATAGCACTTAGATTAGAAATAATGTTGTAGTATGGATTAATACCTTCTACCGTATCATTTCTTGTAAACTTAGTTAATTCTACCGCTCCTAATTTTTCAAATACTAAGGCTGTAATAGTAGCCTCATCAATATTGTTATTATTAAGGGCTATAACATTATCTTTATCTGGAATTTTAATAGATGTTGTTGGATTAGAAACAATTTCTGTTGATTCTAAAGATACTGTAGTAGCATTTATTTTTACTGCATATTGTGGATGTCCTCCAGAAAGAACAAATGCTGATGGTGCTTCAACCCATGGATTAACGGGATTTTTTACTTGACCTAAAGTTTGTGCAACTTGATTTGCTACCTGATTCCAATCAGTTCCAGGAATATTTTGTGGATTGTAACTTACTGGAGTATTGATAGGTCTATCTATTAAATACTCTTGATATCTTGACATTTATACCTCCACAACCTTTATAACACTAGAAGGACCTTGCTCATTTCTAGCATATTGAATTTCAGATACAATAAATTGTTTTTCAACATCTACATACTTATCATTATTTGGCATAGTATAGTCTATTGTAACAATATCTCCAAGTTGAACATGAGGTATTCCAAAGACTTCTAACATAATTATTTTTCTTGGATCTATAGTTTTAGAGATTAACCATTCCATTATTTTATTAGCCTGATCTTCACTTTGTATATATATAGAATCTAAACTAAAATCTCTTCTTCCGTACTTAGACCTACTAAGTTTTACATTTTGATATATTTTATCTTGTCTAGATGGAGAAAGTATTGCATTGTTTACTAAAATTGGATCTGAAAAGTTTGATCTATTTTGAAAATATTTATCAACAGTAAGTGTATTTGAAGTATTTTGAGTAAATGTTATTCCTATAATTTGTAAATAGTTCCCAGATGTTTCATCAATATTAATTAGTTTATCTGTAGAATTAAATATTAAGAACTCTGCACCATAAGCGTCTGCATAAAATCCAGAAGATGTGTATGTCTTTTCATTATTAAAAGTAGGTTTTAATATTGCTCTAAATGCTGGATATGCTTTATCGTATCTAACATTAAAATATGCACACTCTCTAAATATAGTTCCAAACTCTTCATAGTACATATTATACTTAGGAGCATTTTGTGCACTAATTCCTGATAGATAGGTTGCTTGAACAAATCCAGATACGGCATACTTCTTTAAAGCGTCAGATGAATTTATTTCATTTGTACCAAAGGCTTGGCTTACATTTTCAATAATTGTATTCTTACTATCTTGTGAATATTGATCTTTTAAAGCATATACATTTTCAAACATACATTTGCTACCCCCTCTTACAAAAAGAGCCATTGAGTTATATTTATTTGGAAGGGGCACAATATCATCTACTGTAGCAATTTGATCTCCATTAAGGTATAGATAAAATCTTCTTACTGATCCTATTTCTTTATATTCAACTGCTAAATCATATACGGTAGGATTTTCTTCTTGACTAATCCTATCTTGTCCAACAAACCTACCCTCATCAACAAGAATTTTAGATAATCCTCCCCATAATTTATGAGGAACTGCTATTTCATTTCCATTTTGTAGTGCAGTTCTTACTTTATAAAATAAAATATTGTGTAAAGAAGAAGTCTCTTCTCCAGTATCTTTATCTACTAAATTATAATTTTCTAAATTATCTGAACTTAATGTACATATTTCAAAGTAGTATCCAGTTACTCCATTTGGGTCTAGCATGAATGCAATACCACCAGATCCTCCTGTGAGGGTAGTGTTTTGATCTCCAGTTTCTGAAGGAACTACATAATACTCAGTTGCATTATTTGCAACTTGAATTCTGTCATTAGATTCTTTTTTACCTATGACTCTCATTCTTGTACCAAAATGTTTATAGTCAGAATCTAAAGTTTTTCTTACATGAGATATTTGATTCTTATCAATATTTGATGCTGGTCCAGTAAATACTAAAGCAGATGATTGAACAGTTCCTTTTGATGTAGTTTTTTGAGTTTTAACTATATCATCTGAAGGAATTGTTTCTCTTAAAAAGTTTGCTATAATTCCATTTCTTGTAGACTGTTTTGCAATATCTTTTCCAGCCTGCCATAATTTATTAGAGGCAGTTGCTGTTGGTGGAGTTGCAATATTATCTGTTGGGGTAGTTGTAAATAGATAACTTGAATCCATTTTAAATCCATCCACGTTATCATTATTGGACCAGAAGTCACTTAGTCCAGCGTCATGCTGTGTAATTAATGTTCCAAACTGTGCTCTACCACCTTTATTGATTTTTCCATTTTTAAAAACTGTAACAAACTCTCCAGAATTATTTAAAATATCTTCATAGTAAGGCTCAGAATAAATTCTAACTAATCCAGTTGGGTACATCTTCCCATTAAAAGGTAGTTCTCCAAAATATTTTTGATACTCTATTTCGTCAGATATCCAAACGTTTCCTATTAAAGGAACGGTATATTCTACTGCATCATATTTAATTATTTCTCCATTAGCATACAAATATCCTTGAAGTTTTGGAAGCCAATAAACATTTTCTCCTATATCAATAATGTTATTAACAATAGAATTATTTTCTACGTAAGGATGCAAGTTATTAAGAGTGGTGTTTAAAGCAACAGCACCTAAAGTAAAAGACCCTGTTTTTGATTTTTCATTAATGGTCTTGCTATTGGTTTGTCCTGGAACTTCCCACAAAACAACTGGTTGATATCCATAAGTTCTATCCTCGTCAACGTATATAGCCTGCTGTAGTGATCTAGGTGCCCTTTGAATATATCTAGTAGTGTAGTCAATCTTTCCATCATTAATAACCTTTGTTTCACCACTTTTTATTTCAATAATATTTGGTAGGCTAGTACCTTCCTTTTGACCATATAGTGTAATGTCTGTAATTCTATCGTTATCACCTGGTAACAAATACTCTTTTGACATTACAACAAAGTTATTATATTCATCAAAAAACATTGATGACTGAGTTGCTACGGCAATTCTTTGTAGTACTTCTGCGATGTTTGCATCTGGTTCAATAAATAGATATGGAATTACTTCTTCACTTTTATCTTGAACATTTTTAAATACATAGTTACTAAATCCTATATTATCTAACAATACTGCAACTGCATATGTTACTGACACATTTTGTAAAAATAATGGAGGGCATGACTGTGTTTCAAGTCTAAAAAACAAATCTCGAAGGTTTACTGTTATATCCTCTAAAGCACTACCTGCTTTTGGAAAGTCTTCAATATACATGCTTTTTATAGGAACAAACTTATCAAACTCATTCACATTTTTTATAACCTCATAAAAATCAACCCTTATATTAGGATTTAATAAATCAGATATAATACTTCCTTGATCATTTTCTAATACATTTTGTTCACTAAATGCAAAGTCATGATTCATCAAAGACATGGTTCCATTAGAAGCAATAAGGCTACCAACTGGTACTCCAGCGGTATTGTTAGGTATAGACTTTGTAATTTCAAATCCTACAATATAGTTTGATAGATCTGCTTTTAATCTAGGAGATAGTTCAATTAAATCAAAGGTAGTATCTGGGGCAAACATAGTATCTACCTTGATTCTTAATCCTTTTAAAAATACTATGTCTCTATATATTTTATTACCACCAGATATAAAGTAATCTGGATCTGTTAAAGAATCTATAACTCCAAGTTTTCTAGTATCATTATCTTCTAATAGTTGAAATCCATATTCTGCATCATATGTTTCCCATTCTTCATTTTCTGAATTCCAGATATGCAAGATTCCTGGGTTGTTTATAGATGATCCTATTAAGTATGATTCTCCATTAGTAGCAGATATAGGTCTTTTATCTACCCCGTCTATTTTGTCAACAAGGTAAAAATATTCTTTATATTTGTTTGGGACCTTTATTCCATAATAAAGTTCAGCATAGCCATCCCAATTAAATATTGGAGATGCGTCTCTTCTTCCAGAATCTTCATTAAAACTAATTCCCGTAACCCAATTATTATTACTATCTAGATATTCTATAGACCATCTTTTAGGGATACTTGATTTAAATCTATTAAATAGTGGATCGTCAATAACATTATTATTTACATCTCTTATTACTTCCCCTTGAGATTCTGCTAAGTTTGTTTGTATTTTTACAACAATTCTATTACTTGGAACAGAGTCTTTATAAACAACAAAAGGACAAGCATCTGATATTTTATATCCAGTTTCATTTGAGTCTGTTCTATCAGACCTACCTCGCTCTACACCTTCTTCTGTTCTAAACGAATTCCAATATTTAAAATAATCATTTCTTGATGCCATGTAGTACCTTGGTCTTCTGGCAGATTTTATGTTATCAATATACTTTCCTGTTTCAAAAAATAAAGGTTTGTTAATTCCAGATCTTGGTCTGAATGAATTAAAGCATTCTTTTAAATCATAATATAGTTGTCTATCAATTTCTTCAGTACTAAAAAGCAATGATGCTTGGTCATCATCAATCAAAGTCTCTGAATCAATATTGGAAATTAATGCATCTGTATAATAATTTCCTAAATCGAGGGGATCATATGAATTGGGTAAATTAAAATAAATAGAAGATGCAGCATCATTAGGTCTATATCTATAGTTTCCATAGTTTAAAATATTATCAAAACTATTCAAATTCCATTCTGCAACAACAAAAGATTCTGATTTTAAAGTATTGGTAGTTTGTATATGTTCTAATAAGTTTTCATCAACAAACATTATACTTCCTCAAGTTCTACTGAGATATTCCAAAAATCAAAATTAGATCCACCACGTTTTACTATATTAAAATTAAATGAAGAAAAATAAACTTCAACAATATCATTGTATTGATTAAGATGATCATATTCATCGTTTTGTCCATCAAACTTATCATGTCTATCGTATGCCATAAACATATAGAATGACCCAGGATGCTCTTCATACCACTTTACTATATCTACACCTCCTGCACCACCGTCAGCGGTATATTCAGTTAAACCAGATACTGGATTTCCATAAGCATTATAATTTGGATTACCACTATATGATCTAGATGGAAGCATTTCCCAATCCCAAGAAATAGCAAGTTTATCTGCTATATGATATGAACGCATATTTCCATTAATCATTCTTTTTCTATTTTCAATTCTATTTTGAGACATTGATATTTCTCTACGATTATGATCTGACAATATAATAAAATCTTCAAATTCATTACCCTGTGGAACTACGATTCCACCACTAACACTTCCACTATTGTTTGACCACGCAATAGCCTGGGGTCTACTATAAGCCCATCTATTTTGCATATATACGCTTGTTGCCATTAGTATCTATTTCCCCTTACGCCTCTATCTTGGGTCATTTTAATTTTATTAATAACCACATTTGCTATTTCATTTGCAGAAGAATTAGTATCTGCAACATTTACATTGACACTATAATTATACATTGGTGCACTTATATTTGAAACGTTTGATGTGGCTAATACTGGAGATGCATCCATATCACCAGAATTCATATTTGGAAACACATTTCCATTTAAAGCCTCTAGAAGAGGCAAATTAGCCTGTGTAACAGATTTCCTTACTACGAACTCACCTGGTGTTAAAAGTGCTGGTACCTTGTCTGTAATGCCTACTCCAGGCACCATAGAGCCAACTGCGTACTTCTTCATCTTTCCACCATAGTTCATTCCTGGTGCTTGCTCTTTAGACCCTTTATAATTTACCATTCCACCCATCATATATTTCATAATGCCACCATACATTGCATTTCTAGTTGGAACCTTTGCTCGGTCAATTACCTTAAGTGCATTATTTTTTGCATTTTCTATATTAGAAATACCAGTTGCAATAGCATCTTTTGCAGATTTAAAACTTGCATATATATCTGCACCTGCTGCTACAAGGCCTGTTTTTCTATCTCCCCATAATGAAGATATGCCACTCATAAATGATAAAGAGTTAGATGCTTCAGTTTCTGCTTTTTTAAACAATGCTGCAGATAGTTTGAAAGAATTACCAACTGATTGTGTATGGCCTGCTAATTCTTGTATTGATTTTTGAGATGTTTGAACTGCTGATGTTATTTCAACTGAAATTGTTGAAAGGTCAATACCTAATTCTTTAGATAATCCACTAAATGCTCCAGCACCTTGTATGTTAGATACGCCAAGGGTTGTACCCATTGATTGTGCTTGAGTTAATAGCATATCTCTTTGAGTTCTATTGGCACTATTTCTTATCTGGCCAACAACGGACATTAATTGAGACAGTGTTTGAATTTTAAATTGTTTTTCTGCCAATGCGGTTTTTTCTTTTTCAAGTTCTACAAGTTTTTCTTGTTGTGCATTTATTTGATCTTGTATTTGAACTCTTGTCATTAATTTTCCATTTATTTCTTCTGTAATATTGTTAATGTCTATTTGTTGTTGTTCTTCTAATGCTAGTTTTGCATCTTCTAATTGATACCCCGCTGCTGTTGAAGTCATCTCTGCTGCTGCCTTTGCGGCTGCACCAAAGTCTCCAGATGTTAAAGCACCTGCTAAATCTACTTGATTTTTTTGTTGTTGTGCAACTCTTGCATTTACTCTTTGAACTTCATCAAGAACTTTTACCCTATCTTCATATCTTTTATTAATAACACTTTCTTTATCACTTATTTTCTTTAAAGACTTTTCATAATCATTAATTTTATCTTGAATTGGTTTAATGCTAGTTCTTTCTAATTGTTTAATTTGTGATTCAATAAGTGACGAAGATATATTAAGTGTATCTGCTAATCTTTGATTTTCATCTTTTAATGTTTCAGTAGTCATTGCAGCAATTCTTTGTTCTTCATTAAGTGCCTTAATTGATTTTATTTGTTTTCCAATTGCTTGCTCACTTAATTGAACTGCCTCTAATTGATCTAGTTGTGCGGCTGCTGCTGGGTCTAATCCTTTCATCTTAAGTTCTAGCAATGCTTTTAAATATTCAAGTGCACTTACAGATCTTTGTTGTTCCTCATCGTCACCTTTTGGAATAGTTGTGTCTGATATAACATTTCCAGCAGGTATCAAACTTTTTCTAATATCTGCTGCTTGATCTTTTAATTTATTGTACTGCACTGCCTCATAATCTTTAATTCCGCCCACTTCAAGTGCTTTTATTTCTGATTCTATATCATCAAGTTCTGTTGATGCTGTTGAAAAAGTTGCTATAAAATTAGCAACCTTTGTTGGGTCTCCAGATATTTTTGACCACAGTATTGCAAAATTTGCCAAATCTTCTTGACCAATAACTCCAGAATTTACCATAAAACTATACTGCTCATCTAGAGAACCAAGTGATTTTAATTTTTTCTCTAATGCGGTAATTTGTAAAATATCTGTTTTATCAATTCCTTCAACCACAACTTCTTTACCTATAACGTCTGGAAATGTATTTATAGCCTCTAGCCCTAACTTATAATTTTTTAATTCTTCATCAGTCATACCTACAGTATTAATATCAAGAACTACACTTATTAAACTAGGTATGTTTTGTACTTGACTTAGTAAAGGTATTAATCTTTTTACTTCGGTAGCACCTATTTCTTCATATACAAGTTTAAATGTTTTTTGTTGTGTTTCATCCATACTTAAAAATGTTTGACCAATTTCTAAAGCAGTTTTTTCACCAAGCAATGAAAAATCAAGATTAAATATCCTATCATAAATAATTTGTCCTCCTGCAGTACCCCTCATTTCTTGTGCTAAAATTCCTGCAATTCCTGGATCTATTGCACCAGTTGCTACAGATATTCTAAGGTTTGCGTTTGCAGTAGTTCCTTTTTTTGTTGCTTCTAAAAATGCTTTAACATATGGATTGTCTCCATATAAAGAAGTAATTTGCACTCCTAATGCTTCAAAAGAATTTTGCTGTACACGGTTAAACTGTTCTATGTCTGCTACATTGTTTTTTAATCTAGATTGCAATGTTATCAATTGCTCATTTAATCTTTTAATGTCTCTTTCAGCATTTCTAAACATAGTTCCAGAATTTCCAGTACCACCCTGATTTCTTTCCATTACTATTTTTTGTCTTTCAATTTGTTCTTGAATTCTTTTTATTTGATCTTCTGTTTGAGTTTTTTGTCTATCTGAATAACTTCCAGTTGCTGGAGCGTAATCTTGTGCAAATTTCATTCTTTGCTGTTCTAACTTTTGTTCAAGTATAGATGTTTTACTTGCTTTTGCTTGTTCTAATTCTGCTGCTCTAGAAAAATCTTTTGCATCTTTTGCTTTTTTTATTAAGGCATCATATTGTAAACTTACAGTTGCAAGGTTTTGTTTTTGTGCTTCAATAGAAGCAAGATTAAACACTGTAAGTTCTCCGATAGCACGTTTTGCTTCATCGGCACGACCAGACCAAAATTCAGAAATTTTTCCAAGGGATGTCGACAACTCATCAACTCTATCTTGTGCAATTGCTACCTGCTTTTCCGCATTACTATTTAACTGAAGTGCAACTTCTAAAGGATCTTTAGATAGATTTTCTCCATTAGGTCCAACTATTCCAGTCATTCTTGCATATATAGAAACACCAAGTTCCATATCTTTTAAGTTTTCTCCTAGAGCATAAGCAATTGACTGTGCTTGATCCTGTGTCATAATTCCACTAGCAACGGCTTGTGCTAATTTTGTTGCCACCAAGTCTCTTGTTCTAGCAGAGTTTCCTTTTGCATCTTTTCTAATTTTTTGAACTTCATCAACAAAGACTTTGCCTTGTTCTGACTCTAAAAAGTTTTTTCCTTCAGTAAGCATTTTACTCATAGGGGCAGTTGCCTCACCCATGTTCTTTACCATTTTTTCATAATTACTTTTTGTTCCAAAATAAGAACCTAATTCTTTAATTGTTTTTGCAGTAAAGGTCATGGCATTTCCTAATTCAACACCCTTTTTAACCTGTGCTTCGTTTGATTTATGTACTGCATAAAGTGATCCAACAACTGCTATTCCTGCTACTGCTATTAAAGATTTTGTTCCAACAATCATACTTGAAGCATACATAAATTTATTTGCAAGTTCATTTCCTCCACCAGACATAACTGCGGCCATCATTGCAACACTTCCCATTGCACCAGACGCCACAGATGTTCTTCCTGCAAATTTAGCAATAGAATTTGTTGCTTTATTTGTTTGAATAGCATAAGACTCTGCGGCTTTAGCAGCAACTATGTTTGCTTTTACTGCTATGTTTTCAGCAGCAAATTGACCCCTAGCGTTTCTAAATCTAACTTTTCCAGAAGGATCTTGAGTAATTCTATATCCTGGATTCATGTCTTTTTGTTCATATGCATTAAGTCCAGTTGCGTATTGTGCAACCGCACCTTTATTTATGCTTTGTAAAAATGGTGCATATTTTTGAGAAGCATCTTTATTAATAACAAATTCTCCAGGAGTTAGCAATGCTGGAACAGTATCTCCATTTCCAGATCCAGGAACTTTTCCACCCTTGGCCATTTTTTTAGGATTAGTTCTTACTGCTTTTTGTGCGTTTAGTGCTGGCCTCATTTGTGATCCTATAGATGAAGCAAGTCTTTGTTGATAACCTAAAGCAAGAACTAACTCTGAATTCATCAATTTTAATTGTCTTGTAACTGAAGGAAGTATTCCTGCTTGTGCTCTAAGTGCGGTGTTAGCAGAATCTGTAGAAATTGATAATTGTTTTGCTGCGTCAGCAGATTTTAATTCTTCTAAACTTGCATAATTTGCTGATTGACCAATAAGTTTTAATGCTTGAGGTAATCCCCCAGTAAGCATTCCTTTTCCAACTAATGCAAAATTTTGACCAAATTTAAGAAGTTGTCCTATAAGGTTAAATAGTAAACCACTAAACATTAAGAATGTAGGAACAATAAATCCTACAATGATAGTTCCCAATCCTAATATTTTTTTAATACCATCTGGAAGATTCATAAATGCATTAGCAACTGCTGTTGCAAATTTTACAAATGGAGTTGCTATTCTAACAAACATTTCTCCAATAGGGGCTATTGATAATTTAAATTCTTCCATTGCGGCTTTTAATTTAGTTCCATATGCCTCTTCAATTCTTGATAATTCTCGTGCTGATAGATTTGCAAGTTCAGCGGTAGAATATCCCATAAGGTTCATAACCTGTGCTGCTTGAGAACCTTCTCTTCCAATGTTTTCAAACAATGCACCTAGTCTTGCGTATTGATATTTTCCAAATACTTTTTCTAATGCTTGTTGTCTAGAAAATTGATCTAATCCTTGCAACGCTTTTCCAAAATCCATAACTAGGCCCATTAAATCGCCTCTATTTTTTTGAATAATAGAGTCTAAGTTTATATTAAATGAACCTAAAGTTTCAGTCGCTGCTTTGGTTGGATTAACTAATGATGCCAATCCTGACTTTAATGCGTTAGCACCTTGTTCTGCAGATACTCCGCCTTCTTGCATTGCTGCTAAAAATACTGTTAAATCTTTTACATCTCCACCAAGTCCTTTAATAACTGGTGCAACACGAGGTATGGCTTGAGAAATATCTTCTAAACTTACTACTGTTTGGTTTTCTACTGCGTTTAAAAAATCTATTGTTGAAGCAAGTTCATTTCCACTAATTCTAAAAGCACTTTGTAAAGCAATGGTTGCTTTCAATGCTGTATTTTGTTCCATTTGACCAAGAGTTGCTAACCTTGTTGCTTGAATTACTGCATCTCTTAATTCAACATCTTGTCTACCCGCTGCTGCTACTTGTCCAGCCAATGCAATAGTATCTTTTACTGCTATACCATATTTTGTAAATCCTTGTGCTAATTCCATTACTGAATCTAAGTTTTTTTGAGTTTCTGCTGTTGTTGTAAAAACATCTCCGTATACTCTTTTAAAATATACTAACTGTTGTTCTAGTTCTATAAAAACTTTTGAAGCAGTGCTTCCCAGTATTACTAAAGGAACAGTAAATCCAACCATTAACTGTCTTCCAGCCCACTGGGTGTTTTTACCAAAATTTACTAGTTGCGTTGTTCCTTGTCTAAATAAATTACTTAAAAGTTGTTGTCTTTGTGCAGCAATTTGAATTTGATCATTGAATGCGGTTACGTTACTAATTCTTAATGATTCTTGAAAGCCTTTGCTTGATTTTCCAGCAGTAACCAAACTACTAGATAGGACCCTTGCTCTTTCGTTTGCTAAATCTAAAACTCTACCCGCACTAGTTCCATTTTTTACAAATTTTGCATCAAAGTATTGAGATAAAGTTCCTCTTCCTCTTTGTAGGGTTTTGTCTAAAATAGAAGCACTAGTTCTAACTTTTTCAAATTCTGCTGAAAAAAGTTTTGTTTGTGATGCTGCAGCCTGCAAATCGTTTGCAATATTTTTTATACCAGAAAGTTGTCTTCTGTTTGATAAATTTGCAGCAGCATTAAAAGCATTTAATTGTTGGGTTAAACCTTTAATAGCATTTTTAGCCTGAACAACATCGGCATTAATATGTATATTGGCGTTTACATCAGCCATTTATTTTATACCTCCTCATAGTCAAGACCTTCACCTATTCCAAAACCAGCACGCTTTGCTGAGTGCCCTTGTAATGAAACGATGTCTTCTGGGTCAGACGTCTTGCCTTTGCTAAACGCTTTAGCCTTTATTCTTTCCCACTCTTCTTGACCCTTAGAAGAATTCTTATCAAGGTCTACACCTTGCATCGCTGCTAAGAATTTTTTATCTTCATACTCAGATTTTCTTTTTGATCTAAGTACCTCAAATAATTCTGGCATTGATAGAGACTCTTCTAAGTCTTGATAGTCTTTCCAGTTTCCTAGTAAGAATATCTCTGACTCTACCTCGGCAAGTTCTAAATCTTTCCAGGACCTGCCGTTAGAAGGTTTGGGGAGTCACCGTTAAAGGTAATTCCAGATGCTACTTCAATTATTTTATAAATTGATGGTAGATCAATTACATCTTCTAACTTTTCCTTATCTTCTGAAAGTTCTGGTTTGTATTGCTTCATTGCCACCTGTACGCATTCTAATAATACGTCCATTGATTTAACATTATCTTCTGCTACGTCACTAATTTTTTCAAATGTCTTCATAAATTCACGAAGAATCGAAATCTTTAAAGGACGTAAACTTAGTTTTGTTCCATCCAATAACTCTATATTTACTATCTCATAAACACTTGTTGCCATCAAAAGCCTCCTTAAGACTCTAATAAAAATTATAGCACAAAACCCACCCTCAAACGAGAGTGGGTCAAGTGTTTATGCTTTGGTTTAGATTGTACGATCTACAATCTTTCCATATGATCCATTTGATGCTGAAAGTAAACGGAATGTTACTTCGAACATTGATGGTTCATCACGCTTTGCTGAAACTGTTACGTTTTCAATTGATAACGCACGGTTAGCAACGTAGACACGTTCTTTAGTGATTTGTGGGTCACCAGTGCCTGGACCAACTGCAACGAGAGCACGTTCAACTGGAACATCTCCGATATCTCCAGAAAGGATTTCTAGTGTATCGACTGTTCCATCAGTTGTTAGGTCTGCATCGTCTGCTGCAATTGCAGTAACTAGGTTGTCCAAAGTTGCTTCAGCAAATGCTGTTACTAAACTTACGGACATTCCTTGCTTGTACAGACGTGCAACGTCTAGTAATTGATCTACTTGAACTTCGCCAAAGTCTGGTTGGAATTGTAATTCCAAACCATTCATGGTGTATCCAACATTTGTAAATGCTGAACAAGCACTCATTACTGTTTTGAAGTCTGTTGCTCCTGAGAATGCTGGAACACCAGTAGTTGATGCAGATGAGAATCTGTATCCATTAACTGGTGCAAAGTATTCTAGTGAGTCGTCTGCAACGAATAATGCTGCTGCACCTACGATGATTTTTTTAGAATCTCCACGAGTATATGCCATATTTTTTTTCCTCCTCTTTTTTTAAAAGTGGGGGCGTTCCTCAATACAATTATATATCTTATTTTTATGTAAGACTATCTGGGACTACCTTGTGAAAATCGTACTTTATAACAAAATCTGTGCTAAAAACGCTTCTTTGGACATCTAAGTTTGTAGCATCTTCCATGTATGTTACTTGATATAGGTTTATACAATGTAGGAAAAATTTATTGTTTACCCCGTACAATTGTTGAGCGTACTGGTTTATTTCATCTGCCGCTACATCTTCTCTATCTAGTAAGTCATACATTAATGTTCTTAGGTTTAAAGATCCTACTATTGTTGGGGCAGTAACCTTGATTAAAGCCTGCATACTCTTTATAGGATAAAAGTATTTCATAGAACCAGTTCTTTGTTTAATAAAGTCATCATATGTAATTAATACATTGTTTGTATCCCATGAAAAATTGCTAGTATTTTTTGCTACAGATATAGGAAAGATAGGGATGATATTGTATGGTGGCTCAGAATTGTTTTCTTGATTTTGTAATTCTGGATATTCTGTTTTAGCCTTGTCCCAAAAAAACTTACAAATTGTCAGGGTAGGAGAATCTATCGCTGCTGCGGTGGCATTTGTATCATAAGTAGTCATTAGTAGGTTACCTCATTTTGTTTTGGAGATCTTTCAATATAGCCTCTATAAAATTTTATTTCGTGGGTATCTCCATAGGAAGCAACAAAGGTCTTTATTTCATATTGAACATTTTTATCTTTAACATCTTTAGTAACAACCTTTCCATTAGAGTCTTTTATGTTAGTAATCAATATTTCGGTAATAGGATAGAATGTTCCATTCTTTTTTGATTGAACATTGTCGTTTGTTCTTAATAGCATATTTGAGGTAAATTGAACTAGGGAGTTATTTGACTTTAGTTCTCCAGTAAGTGTTTTATCTGACATAGCAGATATGATTGAGCATTTAATTGTTCTATCGTATACCCAGGATTTTTCAATTACCCCGATAGCATTTTGCTTGCTTTCTGCATAATATATGTCTGCTGACATTGGATAATATATGCTATCTAGTTTAGAACTATTTTTTAAAAACAATTAGAACACCCCAGGAAGAATAGGTTTTTGATATCTCTCCAGGATTCTATCTACGACACGGTTGCCTGTGCTTGAAGTCCAATTTTTAGAAAATTTAATCTTAAAGTCATCATTATCAAATGATTCAATATATCTGTTAACATATCTTAAACTATCGTTTGCTATGTCTTGAACTAGTAGTTCTGAGGCATCTTGAATATCTTGAGGAATAACCTTCCAACCAAAATCTCCGTCTACAACATATTCGTATCCATTGAAAAAGTCTATATCTAAGAATCTATCTCTCCAGATTTTAGGGTAGTCTACTCTATTTCCTTCTGGAATATCAAGTACTATTGCATTTAATTGTCTATGAATTTTATAATCTGATTCATTATTTTCTGAGGTAGAGTCATACATCAATTCCCCATTTTCATATAACTTATATAGTTTATGTATATTCTCATCAATCAAAAGTTGATCTGATCCATCTCCAATAAATTCTTTTTCTTTTCTAATAAAAGAAAATCCACCTGTGTGTGAATCTATAATGTATCTTGCTAGTCTTTCATATTCGGTTGCTTCTGATACCTTTATTGATAAAGCAGTAGCAATAGTATTTGGATTTGAATATGGTCTTACTATATCTATATTTGTAATATTTACTAAATCATCGTTTTGATCTTTTACTGATGCTGAAAGAGATCCAGTGTAAGTTAAGTAATGATTTGGCATTACGAATGACACAACTCCAGATCCATTTGCTGTTGCACTTGCTGAATATGAAGTTCCTATTATTAAATCATCTAATTCTATAGTATATGAAGAACTTGCTGTTAATCCAGAAAAGGATGCAGATAAACTAGTTGTGTTATTTAATCTTAAAAGTTCCATCAATGCACCTCTAAATTATTATATCATTTATAAATAAATAAGAGGGGAACATTTCTGCTCCCCTCTATAATTAGTTGTTAAGGATATTATCCTTGTGCAACTGCGATAGCACTGGTTTCTTCGATTTGAACGCCGAAACGTAAGAATACAGTATATTCTACTGTGTCTTTCTTAGGTTGGAATTCACGATGAACTGTGACATCTCTTTGGAAACCCCAAATACGATTTTCAGGGAATGTTAGAGATACACGGTTTGCAGGCATCAAAGGAACTTCCAATAAAGGAAGACCTAGTACACGGTACTGCAATGGAGCACCGAGGATTTGTGGTTCTTGACCAGCAACAACTCTTTCAACGATTCTTTCGCTGTTCAGGTTACCTGAAGAGCCAAGGCCGTTGATAATGTTTGATACTGTTTCTGTGTCTGCATAGAACTTCATTGCTGAACGTGAAGCACGATATTTACGAGGCATTGCAAGCACAAGTGCTTGTAAGTCTTCGATATCTGTACCGAATGTTGCAGTGTTTGTAGAAGTGTTTTCTTTTGCAACAAAACCTTCCATGATGTTCAAGAATGCATTTGAACCAGAACCTACTCCGTTGATTGCGAGATCTTCGAGATCGTTTGCGAAAGCACGAGTCATTGTACGGACCAAGTGGTCTTCCAATCCTGCACCTTCCAAGTTGTCTTCGATTGCTTCGGTTGATACTTCCCAGTCAAGACGAATCTTCTTTGTAGAGATTTCTACCTTTGTGAAAGTAACACCAGCGTTTGTGTAAGTTGCATCTGCTTGTGCAGCGGCACGGATTACACGTTCTCCAACGTTAAGTTTTTCAAGTTCTGCAGCGTTTGTACGCATTGTTACTCTGCGTCCATCTCTTGCTAGTACTTGTTGTTCGAATATGTATTCGATAAATTGGCGTGATTGCTCAGGAGCAAGAATACCGCCATCATTAGCGGAACTTCCTGCAACACCAAGGTCTCCTGCGGCTGGGGTGCTTACACCTCCAATACCACCAGAAACGATAGATCCTGTAGCAGCAGCCTTTTCTAAAATTTCTTCTGCCATAATTATTTCACCTCCCAGTGAATTTAACGATATAGGTCAGCGGAATTGAGGAAACGCCCGCCCCACATCGATCCTTTTCTTATTTGTGTTTCCTGAACGACCCCGCCGAGGTCGCCAGACTTACGGATAGCGGTGTCATCTTCTAGTGAGTCAACACGCTTTCCAAACTCATCAACATTGTTTTTTACTTTTGTAATTTCCTCTTTTGCGGAAACAATGCTTTTTTGTAGTTCTGTCATCTTTTCATTAAGTGACTTAACTGTTGCCACCAAGTCTCCAAGTGCTGAAGCAACTGTATTTTGAACCTCGTCAATAGATTCTTGTACTGTATCTACAGCCTTTGCCAATTCTGCGTCTTCGCTATCTTCGGCGGGAGTGGCGGCATCTTCTGCTGGTGCATCTTCTGCTACTACTTCTGCTGGAGCAACTGCTGCTTCTGCTGGTGCATCTGCGGCTGGTGCTTCTGCTGGTGCTTCTTCTGCACTATCAGATTTCTCAATGTTTTCTTCGGTAGCAACTTCTTCAGCGGCTGGTGCGTCTGCTGCAACTTCTTCAGTTACGGCTGGTGCATCTGCGGCTGGTGTTTCAACAACTTCTTCTGCTGCTGGTGCTACTTCTACATTTTCTTCTGCCATATTATTCCCCTCCTTATCAGGATTTTCAGCCTTGGTTATTTTTTCACCAAGTCTAATTTTCTGTGATTTCAGTAAACCTTTTACCACAGAATTCTTTTCAGTATCGTTTGATTCTACAAAGCCTATATTTATCATGTGTTTTTCACATGATGGGCAAGATGAATCTTCTTCTTGAGAAAGTCTTACTAGGGAATCTGATTCACACCAGTAAACATTTTCAAGATCTACTTTACTAATAATACCATCTATTTTGTTACTACCGTCTGCTATTTTTTCAATTGATACAATATTTGCAAATTGATTAGCAGGATTATCTACCAATGAGAGTTCGTGGAGGTCATAGTCTTTAATAACCCTAATTGCTTTATCCATTTTGGAGTCATACATTTCTTCAGAGTCTTTGATGCTACCACCAATAGAAAAGCCAGAAAGAGTGCCATCAAGAACTTTTTCCCAGGTATCTTGGGCACCTTTTGATATATATGCATTTACGAATACTCCATTATAAAATTTGTCTTCTTCATTATTATAAAATTTATCTGATTTAAAAGATACTACTCTACCCACCGCAATTGGCATATGCATTTCACGAAGGTTACCACGAAATCTTTCAAACGCTTTAATACTGACATCGGTTGGAACGATGTCTGCTTGCTTGTCAATGTTGTCAAGGGTTGCAAAACCAGAAACTGTTCGTTTCTCTTTATCGACTTTAGCGATTGGCATTGACAACTTGATACTGTTGTCTTCTGAGTGCCAAAATGCTTTATGCAAATTAGTCATACTACCTCTATTATAATTAGTCTTTATGGGTACTTATAACATTATAACAAATTATTGCTGTGCTCTACCTTCACCTTGAGCATTTCGCCCAGTTGTGGTGGAAGTAGAGTCAGAAGCATTATCTGTTCTTTGTTGGTCCCTAGTGCGATTTCCGGTTGACTGGGCGACTTGTTCTGCTCTGGCTTGTGCACCAAGAACTATGGGGTCTGAGCCTCCAGGTCTAACTGGGTATCCTAGTCTTTCACGAACTTCGTTTGGAACAAC